CTAGACCTTTAACCACAACTGCATTTCACGGCTACAAGTATGACTTATCCAAGTTCAGAGGACTCGTCGCAACAAAGAAAGAAGTTGCTAAATTTCTTGCAAAATCAAAAAGCGTCGCAGTATATGATGGATACGCTGAGGCTGGACAGCGAGCACTGGGCAACCGCTCCATCCTCTTCAATCCACTCGATCCACACGGACGGGAGATAGTAAATAGAATCAAACGCAGGGAGTGGTACAGACCATTTGCTGCATGTGTTCTAGAAGAAGATGCACACCTCTACTTTGATATCAAAGTAGCAAGTCGCTTCATGACACAATGCTACAAAGTGACGACAGACCTCATACCTGCTGTCACTCACGTAGATAAAACCTGTAGAGTGCAGACTGTTGTGGACGGTCACTTGTATGACATCCTGCAGGAGTTCAAAAAACTGACAGGGCATGGTATACTATTGAATACGAGCTTCAATCTTGCTGGTGACCCACTAGTTGAGACACCACAGCAAGCACTTGACACGCTCGCTAACTCTGAGTTAGACTACCTCTGGTTCCCTGAAACACTACAACTATTTTCTTGATATGGCAATTGAGTTTTCTCGTTATGAAGAATTCGTAGACGCAGTTACGTCTGATGCTTCAAAAGATTTTGTTTACCTCGCTGACCGTCTTGTCGATCTTGATCGAAAGGGTGCCAATATTGAGCGTCTCCTTACTGCTGGCGTTGGGATTAATGCTGAAGGTGGTGAGTTCCTTGAGATCATTAAGAAGATGGTCTTCCAAGGTAAACCTTGGACCGACGACAATCGAGAACATCTTATTATTGAGTTGGGTGATCTCATGTGGTACGTAGCACAAGCAACCCAAGCACTTGGCATTAGCATGGACGAGGTTCTTCAAACCAATGTCAACAAACTGAAGAAGCGCTATCCTGGTGGTGAGTTTGATATCTACATGTCTGAGAATCGCGCTGCAGACGATCGATGATATGTCAAATTTCCATCAAGTATTCCCCCTGATTGTCTTCGAGAAGAAGATGCCAGGGTTTCTTCCTGACCTGTATAAATCTTTTGATGATCACAAGTTTGACAACAGCGATGGTAGGATCACTGGAGAACTGAATGGAAAGGTTCTGGTCCACCAGGACGAAAGACTGCATCCCTTTTTCAAACAACTAAGGAATGCAGTCATCGAGTATCTGGAATACTTCTCTATTGATCCACGGGCATTCAACGTCAACTTTACTAAGACGTGGTTTACTATTTGTGATCCTGGTCAGAGTTTTCCATCTCACTATCACTCATGTGCACATCTGAGTTTTGTCTACTACATACAAACACCAGGTGATCCCCTAGTTATCCAGCACCAGAATCCTAACGAGTGGTTCGGTGCTGCTTTTTCTTTTGCCACTGAGAACAAGTGGAACAATGGTAGTGCATACGCTATCACACCCAAGGCAGAGCATCTAGTTATCTTCCCTGGTAAGACAGAGCACTACACAGAACCAGAAGAAAGAAAGTACCAACGCATCTCTCTAGCAGGTGACATTGTACTGACACTTAAAAGAAACAAGTTCAGCAATGAAGCAGGACTTCTCAACCCTGGGTATTGGAAACGGTTCTAAATACCTAGGGAGGTTTTTTGTATGGTAGCTCTTAACTGGTCGCAGTTTGAAAAGCGACTACGCCCTAATTTGAAAACCTTTTGGCAGATGGTTGTTAACAACCGTCGTTTTGTGCTGGAAAAAGCTATCAAGGATTGGGATGGATCTACTAAGTTGACTGAGGGTATTCAGTTGACTGGCATCGTATACGAATCCAAGAAAATTGAAAGGGGTAAAGAGGTAAAGGACGAGAGAACTTTTTTCTGCCAGAATTACAGTGCTGCAGATGATTTTGCAGATGCAGTAATGCATCGCTTGCCCCTCAAAAATCTAGACACCAGGAAATTAAAATGTATTCTCTATGATGAGAGGACATACATTCCATTTGGAGCATTATTTAAGTCACCTGATTTTGGTGGTGGTAGTACAAGTCTAGATCTCGGACAACTGAAGTGGGGACACCTTGGTTTCTTTGCTGAGCGTTGTGGATTTAAACTTCTACCTCCTGGTAAACAGATCGAATTGTATTGGTTGAATGATTTCAACGATCTGGTTAGCAGAGAGCGTGATAAATTAATGAAGGGGGGTGATGATGTTTGTCTGGACTTTGAGATTGCTGGTGTAAGGTTGAATAATGTTATCGGTGCTATGGGTGCTCCCGATGCAAAGAAGGATCCTAAAGCTGATATCGTCTTTGTCACCTGTAAGGATGGGTGTCTAGAGTACACGGGATTTGCATCTCTGAAAGACGGCACGGACGTGAAGAACTTCCAACAGTGGGGTGGTCTTTCTGCATTCAAGAACCATCCAGAGGTTAAGCAGTTTGCTGCTGATCTGAAGAAGATGTATCCGAATGGTATCTCTGCTGCAGGTGGTGGTGTCAATGTCGGTAGAGAGATTTCAGATAGAAATCTAAAGATCGAAGCAATCTACGGACCTAGTTATACTAGAGGTCAGTACAATTCTGAATCTGTACAGTTTGTTATTCAGGGAACACCACAGAGAATACAACGTCAGGGTGACAAGTATAGATTAATCACTGGATCTACTCACCTCTACAGCGATAGTGCATCTGATCAAAACGAATTGATGTCAGGAGAGACTAGACCAGTGTTCATGGCTAGATCTGACACCAAGAGATCTGACCTTGGTGTTCCTGGTACCAGAATATTCATTTATTCTGCTGGTGGTCGTTCAAAGTGGACTTGGATCTAATGGCAAATATAACTCAACTCAAACACTTAGAACACTTAGAAGATGAGATGCTGAACTATGGCGTGGAAGGATGCCATGCAGCAGTCAGATTCATGCAAGAACTTCTCAACATGCTTGGCGAGAAGAAGGGAACAGGTTTCTTACAAACAAAATGGGATGGTGCTCCGTCTGTTGTTTGCGGCACAGATCCTCAGACAGGAAACTTTTTCGTTGCGAACAAATCTGCATTCAATGTTGGATCTCCGAAGATTGCATTCAACTATGAAGAGGTAGATAACTTATATGGAACGGGTGGTCTTGGGGACACTCTGAAAACTGCCTTGAGATACTTCTCTCAGTTAAAGATTAAAGGTATTGTGCAGGGTGATATTCTCTTTACCGATCGACTAAAAGTGAGAAAGGTGATTGATGGTGTAGAATACATTACCTTTACTGCAAACACTCTGACCTATGCCATTCCAGTGAAGCATGAACTGGGACGTAAATGTATTCAGTCAAAGATTGGTATCGTCTTCCACACTCACTACGAGGGAGATAACTTCTCTACTATGAGAGCATTAGCAGGTGCTGATGTTCCTCAGAACAATGACCTACCTGAGGTGTTGTTACTTGAGAATGATACTCCTGTTGCAGATGTTGCTGTAGGGCAAACAGTTCTTACTAAGTATAAGGTCAACATTGGTATTATCCATAGAATGTGTGGCATCTGTGGGAAGTTTTTAGATCATCTTGTCTCTAACATGGGTAAGACTGGAGATCTCAAGTTCCATGTTGCATCATATGTAAAGCAGTTCTTCAATAGTCAGATTAGAGACCAGAGAAATGTTGACATGGATTCTAGAATTACCCTCAAAGAGTTGGGTCAGTTTTACTATGACAAGATGATCAAGGAGATTGACAAAGTAAAATCTGCTAAAGCAAAAACTAAGAAGCGTGAGTTGATGTATAGTGGTCTCCAATATCTTGAGGACCATGAGCGTGAGTTCCGTGCAATGCTGACGCTATATAGAAAGATCGCAGAGAACAAACAACTTATTGTTGATGAGTTGGATCGTGTAGAAAGTCAGGGTCCAATCAAGTATTTTGTAAAGCAGGAAGGTGGTTATAAAGTAACTAACCCTGAGGGTTATGTACTTCATCTCGATGGTGACATGATCAAACTCGTGAACCGTTTGGAGTTCTCCTATAATAACTTCACTGTGGACAAGCAATGGAAATAGTAGATTATAAAGCAGTCTACTTTACATTTGGTAGATTCCAACCACCAACCAAAGGTCATGGGGAGAACTTTGAGCAGTTGCAAAGAATTGCTGGAGAAAATGACTACTATATTTACATGTCTGCTTCTCAAGATAAGAAGGGAGAGAACCCTCTTTCTGTAGATAGGAAGGTTCATTATGCAAAGAAGATGTTTCCCAGACTGGCGTCAAAGATCCGTGCTGCTCAACCAAAAGGTCTTGTTCCTATCTGCCAAGAGCTTCAAGCAGCTGGATATGATGATTTGTATCTTGTAGTTGGATCTGATCGTGTAACGGATATGCAGTGGATCAAAAACTACAACGGTAAGGAGTTTGTCTTCCGCAAGATGGAGATTGTCTCATCGGGTAAGAGAGATGCTGATGGGAAGACATTTAAAATCTCAGGTACAAACCAGAGAATTGCTGCAGTTATGGGTAACTTCACTACCTTTAAAGCAGGATGTCCTGAGAATTCAATTTCGGATAGTGACATCAAGAAACTGATGAAAGAGATTAAAGACAACATGCCTAAAAACTATTCACCTAAATAAAACATGGTCCTATTAGATTTTGATGGGTAGTTTTAGCGAGTTCCACAAGCGAACACAAGTGGCGAAAGAGAACGTCACTCGTGATAAGTTTTATCGTAATGAAATATATAAGAAAGGTGAGTGGGTTTTGACCGAAAGCGGGCAAGTCGGAAAGATTTTACGTCGTGGTCCAAACTATGTGCTCTGCTTGACTGCGGAGGAGACTACTTTTAGATCATGGATTAAGGACATCAAAGAAGTATTTGAGTTTGGCACTGATGCATACCGTGAGTATCTTCAGTCAATGACACCAGGTGAAAAGAAGCAACCCTTCTCCAAAATTAAGGTAAAACAAACCATTCCTACCGACCCAAAAAAAGATAAGATGGAAAACAACGAGTACGTATTAGCAGCTGCAAAAGCTTTAACTCAAAAAGAATCCTGGCGCTATGATAAGTCTGCCAAGATGGCAAACAAGGACATCAAAGGTCTTGGTGCTGATGGTGTTGGTGGTGGCGACGCCCCTGGTATGAAACTTGCAGAACCAAAGGGCGAAGAAGGTAAGCCTAAGATCAAGAAGGTTCAGCACTCCTGTGCTACTAAGGTTGAGCACTCTGAGTGGGGTGAGGGTAACTGCATGAAGGAAATGCATACTCTCGATGAGCAAGGTAACA